ATGGTCGTTTTAATTTTACGGTTAAAAATATAGATGCCAAGATGTTTGTAGATTATTTTGAAATTGTAAAATGGCCAACAGGAGTATGGCAAGAACTACATAAAGATTCTGATTATCATTATTACTCAAGTATTATATATTTAAATGATAATTTTGAAGGGGGCGAGACCGTTGTTGGAAAAACGAAGATAAAGCCTAAACAAGGATTAATGGTATTATTTGCTGGGGATAAAGAAGCTCATTCGGTTAATAAAATTAAAAAAGGGGCTAGATATACAATTCCTTGCTGGTATACTAAATAAATGAAGAAGAAAGTATTAAGTGAAACAGATATACATTACGGAACAATTCCTAGTCCTTATGGATTTAAAATTGATCGTACTCAAATTAAATATGATATTTTATTTTCATCGGCTTTTAATAAATGTATAAAAGAAAAAGATTATATTCGTTCTAAGGATTATAAAATACCCGGGACTAAAGCCAAGAATGAACTTCAAACCTATCTCAGGGATCATTTTCTTGTTCCTAANNANNNATTTTTAAATGTAAAATTGGAATGGGGAAATATTTATGCTCCATTAGAAATGTCTTTTAACCGTGATCAGGTGGATAAAATGGCACTTAAGGAGGCGCCTGACTATACTTGTATCTATGGAGTCGATGTAGCCAAAGACTCGTGTGAATTAGTTATTGAATATGATGATAAGACTAAAGTAGCAAATACATGGCATATGTCATTAGCGACAAATAAATATATTATTTTTCCTTCGATTCAACGGTATCACATTTCAAAAAATATAAGCACCCAACATAATTTTTTCTTTTGTTCTAACTATTCTTATTTGCCGACCTAAAATGAATTTAAAATATTATTATTGGTATTGGAAAAATGCAATCCCTCCTCGTCTTTGTGATGAAATTATTCAGTACGGCCTTAAACATAAACCAGGAAGAGCGATAACAGGAGGTCAAGGGACTAAGCGAGATTTAGTTAAAAATCCTTTGAGTGTTAAGGAAATTAAACAATTAAAAAAGAAAAGAGATTCTGATATTGTATGGATGAGTGATAACTGGATTTATAAAGAAATCTTTCCCTATGTTCGTAGTGCTAATTCTTCAGCAGGTTGGAATTTTCAGTGGAGTAGAGCAGAGAGCTGTCAATTTACTATTTATACAAAAGGCCAATACTATGGTTGGCATCAAGATGCATGGGAGGAAGTTTATAAGTTACCTGGAACAACGCAAGGAAAAATAAGAAAATTATCAATGACGGTTGCCTTATCTGATCAAAAAGAGTATAGTGGAGGAAGTTTAGAATTTGATTTTCGTAAACATTCAAAAATCAAATCCCGTGTATGTAAAGAAATAAATTCGAAAGGTTCATTAGTTGTGTTTCCAAGTTTTGTATGGCACCGAGTCACACCGGTAACGAGAGGAACGAGATATTCTTTAGTATCATGGTATCTAGGAGATCCATTTAAATGAAAAATATAGAAATTTACGATGATATTGTTCCTTTTACTGAACGTAGTGCATTCTATATGTTTGCACAAAATTCTCGTTATACAATAGGGTGGGAAGATCGTGATGAATATGAGAAAAAAGCTTTCCCCTGTCTCCATAGTTCTTGTACACCAGACGATTTAATTAAAATGAATATTCTTCCTTTCATTGAAAAAATATTCAAGCAATCTAAATTTAAAAAAAACTTTCATTTTAAATCTATCACTAAAGCCCTGATCAATTTATCTAAACCTGGTGATATTCATTATAATCATGTTCATGCAGGCAGCATTGGAATTCTTTATTATATCAATCTAGATTGGAAACCTGAATGGTGTGGAGAAACCTTATTTTGGGATAAGGATGAAAAAGAAATTATATATACTTCACCTTATAAACCTGGTCGATTCATTATTTTTGATGCACAAAATATACCCCATACTTTAAGACCTCAATCGTATGTGGGTCCCGCTTATAGATTTACTTTATCTATTTTTTTTAGAAGAGAACAAAAATGAGCGACACAACTACTACCATAAACAATAGACCTTTATTTTCAGGATGGGAATATTTTTCAACTCCTATATGGCATGGAGAGTTTCCCGAGCGTGTACAATTATTAAATAAAATATGTGATAAACATATTAAAGCAGCCAAAAAAATAAACACTAAAGCTATTAAAAAGAGAAATAAAGAACTTAAAAAAAACCTGAAAGATTTTGGAATGTCCCATCATTCTGGAAGTTTATTTCACCTTCCAGAAATGAAAGATTTTGCACAATTTGCTGGGAGCTCTAGTTGGGAATTTTTAAACTGGTGTGGATGGGATTTAAAAAATCATTCTTTAAATTTTACTGAAATGTGGGTGCAGGAATTTGGTAAAGCTGGAGCAGGTCATCATTCCCCACACACGCATCCAGATCAACATGTTTCCGGCTTCTTCTTTTTAAAATGTAGTTCCAAAACTTCTTATCCTATTTTTCATGATCCTCGTCCAGGCGCCATCATGAAGGGTCTGCCTCAAAAAGATCCGGGGCAAATAACAAGTGCTACGTCCAACGTTCATTTTACACCTAGACCTGGCACCATGATTATTGTTCCTGGATATGTTCCCCATGAATATCCTGTAGATATGGGCTTACATCCTTTTCGATTTATTCATTGGAATATGCAATGCCTGGTGAAGGCATGAATTTTAAAAAAGCTAAATATAAACTTTTAAAGGCAACTCTTAATCCAGAATTAACCAGATTCTGTTATCATTATTTTTTAAATAAAAGAAAAGTAGCTCGTTTTTTGTTTGATAAACGCTGGATTTCTCCTTTTACCACAGAGTGGGGTATATGGAATGATAACCAGATTCCCAATACCTATTCCCATTATGGAGATGTCGTGATGGAAACTTTATTAACAAAGCTTAAACCAAAAATGGAAAAGGAAACAGGCTATAAATTAAATGAAACATATTCGTATGCTCGAATTTATAAAAAAGGAGACGTTTTAGAACGACACAAGGATCGTTATTCCTGTGAAGTTTCCACCACTTTACATTTAGGAGGAGATCCATGGGCTATTTATCTTGAGCCTTCTGGCAAAGAAGGACGGGCAGGAATTAAAATAAATCTTAAGCCTGGGGATACGCTTCTTTATGCAGGTGGAGAAGTAGAACATTGGCGTGAGCGTTTCGAAGGAGAAACATACTGCCAAGTTTTTTTACATTATAATAACGCCCAACTTCCAACAGCCGAAGCAAATAAATATGATCGAAGACCTTTGCTGGGTCTTCCAGATTGGTTTCGAGGTTTCAAAGGCTAAATGGCTCTTCTAAATCCTCTCTATTATTGGGAACCGGTTTACACCCCCAAGGAAGTAAAAGAAATTAATAAAAATTTAAAAAAATATATAATGAATGAAGATACTACTCGATGGGCAGCCGAGGACGTTGTTAAAACTTCTAAAGTAGACGCCATTATATGGAAAGACGCAAAAAAATATTTACACCAGTTTAATGATTTTATTCGATTGAGAAATGCACGAGCTTTTGGATTTCATCTTTTTCCTGAAAATGATTATGATTGGCTCTTTATCAATCGCTATAGTAAAGGTGAACAATATGCCTGGCATCTAGATAGTCATACTTACCCTCCCAGTGACATTAAGATAACTGCTCTTTTAAATCTTTCAGAGAGTCCTTATGAAGGAGGAACACTAGAAATGAATACAGGTTATATTAAGAAGGCTCCCGAAATGGATAAACCCGGAAATATGATTATTTTTCCATCTTTTATTCTTCATCGTGTAACTCCTGTAACGAAAGGAACGCGTACCTCTCTGGCTTTCTTACTAACTGGCGGTCGTTGGACCTAAAAAGTATGCAAATTAATTCTATTGTTATAGTAGGCGGAGGAACATCTGGCTGGTTTACAGCTTCAGCATTAAATAAACATTGTCCAGAAGTTAAGGTTACTCTAATAGAGTCTCCGGCCGTACGTACCATAGGGGTAGGAGAATCTACGTTGTTATCGATCAATAAATTTTTTCGAAGTTTAGGTATGAAAGATAAAGATTGGATGCCCCATTGCGATGCGACTTATAAAGGATCTATTAAGTTTACTGACTTTTATAAAAAAGGGGAAGTGTTTCATTATCCATTTGGGTTTTTAGATTTTACCCTTTCAAAACATGGAACGGATGATTGGTTTTTGAAGAAATGGGTACATCCCGATACACCACAATCCGATTTTGCTGATACTTATTGGCCAGCGATGCCCTTAATTAATAAAAATAGAGTTAATTTAAATAAAGAAAATATAATCCCTAATTTTAATATTGATAGAGATTGGGCTTACCAATTTGATGCTGGGAAACTAGGTCATTGGATGAGAAAAACTTTATGTTCAAAGACTACCTATATTAGAGATCATGTTACTGATATTAAAGTAGATGAAAGAGGATGGATTTCTTCTGTAGCAACAAAAGAACATGGGGATTTAACAGCAGATCTTTATGTAGATTGTACAGGATTTAGAAGTTTACTCCTAGAACAAGCCCTTAAAGTTCCTTACATAAGCTATAGCGACATGCTCATTAATAATGGGACTTGGGCTACAAAAATTCCATATGAGAATCCTAATATTGAAATGGATTTAACAACAAATGGGACAGCAATAAATAATGGTTGGGTATGGAACATTCCTCTGTGGAGCAGGATTGGTAGTGGCTATGTTTATAGTAAAGATTTTATAAATAAAGATGACGCTTTAATAGAATTTCAAAAACATATTGGACACGGCGACGAATTAGATTACCACCATATAGACATTAGAAATGGTAGACATAAACAATGTTGGCATAAAAATTGTTTAGCGGTTGGATTGTCGTATGGATTCATAGAACCTTTAGAGTCCACAGGATTAGTTTTTGCACATGAAGGGGTTGATAAATTAGTCATAGCTCTTCAGTCGAGAGACCGGCATATAACCCAATTGGATAGAGATTGTGCAAACAGAGAAATGCAAATCCATATAGACAGTATAAAACATTTTGTAGGGTATCATTTTTTTGGTTCGGTAAGGGACGACACAGAATATTGGCGATGGTATACTCAAGAACTAGAAATGGGTGAACATTGGAATGATACCTTTGCAGCT